CTATTCTCACTAGATCCCGCAAAAATGCGGGCTAGGGCGCAAAAGGTGCGGTGATGGTTGCGAAGAAAGTGCAGAAGAAGACGGCAAAGAAGCGCCCGGGGCATACGCCCTTCAGCAAGACGAACCAGCCGAAGAAGAAGGGGGTCCGGCGGGTCAAGGCAAAGCCAGGTACGGGTGCCTGGAACGTGCGAGAGGTGTTGCGGCTGGCGCAGCAGGGCGTAGAGTCGGCGGACATTGCTCGGCACATGAAACTGACGGGGCGGCTGCAGAAGGATAAGAAGTTGCGGACGGTCTTTGACGAGACAGTCGCGGAGGGGCACGCAACGCACAGGGTCAACGTGGCGAAGGTGCTGAAGTCGGAGGCGGACAAGGGCCGGAGCAACGCTTTGCGGGACGTGGCGAAAGCCTGGCTCCCCCGCTACAGCGACGAGGTGCTCACTGGGGAGGACGAAGCGGGGATCATTGCCCGAATTCAGGAGCTTGTGGACAGGCTGAAGAAGCGGAATGCTGCATCAAGCGCTGTATGACGTGGGCCGCTCGGCCCTGGAGCTCGAGTCCGGAGCGTTTGAGAAGCTCGTCACGAGCCTCTTGCCGCGGGATCGGTGGCACCTTTTCGAGTGTCTCAGGACGGATTGGGGGCTCTGGGCCCGGGAGAAACAGCGGTTTCCGTGGGCTGATGACTTCCGATTCGTCATCGTGTGCTGTGGTCGCGGCTTCGGTAAAACCCTCATGGGGGCTCAGACGACACGGGAGGCGGTGGAGTCTGGGCAGCACGAGTATGTGAGTGTGTGTGCTCCGACCGTAACAACGCTGTACCGGGACCAGTTGACGGGTCCGACGGGACTTCTGACTATCTCGCCCAAGTGGTTTCTGCCCAAGCATCACTCCACGAAAAACGAGTTGCTCTATCCACGGCATCCCGTGACCGGGATCAAGACTCGTGTTGCCCTGCTCTCGGCTGACAAGCCTGACCGTATTCGGTCCTCGCAATGCTCTTTTGTCTGGGCTGATGAGCCGCAATCATGGACCCGGGCTCAGGAGTCATTTAACAACCTCGACATGTCTCTACGCTTGCCGGTGAAGGGGGAGCATCCTCGGCCGCGGGGTATCGTGACGATGACCCCGAAGTTGAACCCGTTTACCTATGACTTGATCGTTGGGCGTCACGATAGCAAGTCGGGCAAGCGGACGCCGCGGCCGGGGCTGCGTCTGGTCCGGGGGTCTACGTTTGAGAACCTCGACCTAGACGAGCAAACCCTCGAGGACTACCGCCAGACTTACGAGGGTTCCCCTACCGGGCAAATGGAGCTCCATGGGGAAATCCCTCTAGTCCCCGAAGGGGCGATGTGGGCGCAAGACACCATTGATCGCTTCCGGGTCTCGGGGATCAGGGAGCAGCTTGTCCGTGTGGTCATTGGGCTGGACCCTTCTATTCACCCCGAGGGTGAGCGGGATGAGGCGGGCATCATCGCTGCAGGACAGGACACGAACGGGCATGTCTACATCCTCGAGGACGGCACGGTTGCCGGGTCTCCTCTGAAGTGGGCGACGAAGTCTGCCTCGCTGGCGCTCAAGTACCACGCTTCGGACATTGTCTATGAGCAGAATAACGTTAGCGAGGAGCTCGCCGCGATCATCAAGCAGGTGGAGGGGCAGACCCGGACGAGGTGGGAGCCCCGTATGGCGAAGAGTCCGAAGGATGTCCGGGCGGCGCCGGTCGCCATGATGTATGAGGCGGGCATGGTTCACCACGTCGGGCGACTGGACAATCTTGAGGTGCAGTTGACAACCTGGGACCCTCGGGACAAGAGGGCGAAGAGTCCTAACCGGCTGGATGCTCTCGTCTGGGCTGTCACCGAACTCAGCCCGAGCAAGACTAAAAGGCCCTTGGCCCTTGCCTAGAGTTCTGGCTGTGGTGCCTGCTCGAGCTGGGAGCAAGCGGCTTCCCGGTAAGAATCTGAAGACGATTGCTGGGCATTCGCTGATCGCCTGGGCTGTCTGGGCGGGTAAGCGGGCGGGGCTTGTGGACGATGTCGTCATCAGTACGGACAGCCCCGCCATGATGGTCGAGGGCATGAAGTATGGGGCTCTGCCACATCGCCGCCCGTATCTTCTCGCCACTGATACCGCCAGCACTGACGCGGTGCTGTTTGACATCATGGAGGGGTGTCAATGGGCTCATGATGTTGTGGTGTTGCTTCAGCCTACGGTCCCGGGCCGGCGCCTGGGGTTGGTAGATGAGTGCATCCGGCGCCTCTGGGAAACGGGAGCCGACTGTGTCTTCACGGCTCGGGAGCTCCATTTCGTGTGGCGGCGTCAAGCGACCCATTCAGGCAACGGGGCGGGACGGGACTGGCGACAGGCAAACGCTCAGGGGCGGCGTTGTCGGCACCAGGACTTCGTTCCGTGTGATGAGATGTGGGAGGAGGACGGGGCTGTGTTTGCTTGCCGGGCATCGCTTTTGCGGCGTGAGCCGCATTGCCGTATCGGGGGCAGAGTCGAGATTGTGAGCAATTCGAGGGTTGTGGACATAGACACTCAAACTGATCTAGATGAGGCTGCGGCGTTGCTCAGCGGGCGCGAGTCGGGGGCTCAGGCGCGTCCGGCGTTGACCATATCGAGTGAAAACCACCCCATCATGTAGTAGACTTGACGCGGTCGGACCACCAACTAACCGGACCCGGGCGAGCCATGAGAGGGCCCCGCGGTCATAAACGCCGCGGGGCTTTTTCCATGGGCGAGCCAAAGCCGGGCGATCGCGTCATCAAAACGCTGATTGGGCACAAGATACGGAAGGGTGATGATGCTCGTTACACCTTCACAATCTCAACCGGTAGCGTCGATCGGGACAGTGACACGATTGACCCTAACGGGTGGAGGCTCGACAACTACCGGAAAAATCCGGTGGTTCTGTTCGGACACGAATCACGGCAGCCCCCTATTGGGCGGGCTGATTCTGTCGAGGTTCGGTCTGGCGCTCTCAAAGCCGACGTGGTCTTTCCCGAGCCGGGGACCTATCCGCTCGCGGACACTGTCCGGGGTCTCGTGGATCAGGACATCCTCCGCGCCACCTCCGTTGGATTCCTGCCTATCAAGTGGACCTTCGACGAGGAGCGACAGGGCACGGACTTTCTCGAGCAAGAGCTTTTTGAGTTCTCCATCGTTCCTGTCCCGTCCAATCCCGAAGCCATAAGGGCATCGAAAGACCTGGACCTGGCTCCGCTTGCGGAGTGGGCCGAAGCCACGCTGGACACGGTCAAGGGTCCGGGGCTCTGGCTTCCGAAAGACACCGCTGAGCGAGTGCTCAAGATGGTCGGCGGTGAGCCTGTTTCCGTGATGGTAACGGAGGCGGGGGACGGACTCGACGCGGGCGGCGAAGAGGGCCCGGGCGAGACTCATGCTCCCGCCGTGCCCGGTTCGACTCCGGGGCCCGCTACCCTGGAGCCCGTGAAACGTCCCGCGCTACGGATTGTGCGCGGAAAGACACCTGTTCGCATCACCCGAGATGATGTCATAGCGGTGGTTCAGAGCACCGTTCAGGACTCAGTGCAGACTGCTGTAGCTTTCGCTTCTGGCCGTCTGGACGATTAGGGAGGACGACACATGTCCGAAGAGAATCAGGGCTCGCCGCCCCCGACGGATGAGGGGCTGATGACCCATGAGGAGCTTCTCGGACTCGTCCGCGCCACGGCTGCAAATGCCGTGGGTCCAGCGGTCGAGCGAGCGTTGGCCGGGGTGGCCGAGACTCAAAAAAACATCTTCGCCGAAATGCTGGAGGTTCAAAGCCGCCGGGAGGTTGATGAGCCGATCAATCTTGGGCGGTATCCTCTGGGCCGGAAGATTCGAGCAATCGCCATGGCTGCGCTCGAGAGCAAGGCTGAGCGGGATAATCCTGACGCGGCAATTTTCGCCATCAAGAGACATCCCGGCTGGCCGGAGTCTGTTGCGTCTGGTGCCATCAAGTGGCTCGAGCACGTCAAGACTTCCCTGACCGCCGGCACCGCCGCGACGGCCGGCGACATGATCATGCCTCAGTATGATCCCGAGTGGATTGAGCTCCTCCGGGTGAATGCTGTCGTCCGTGGTTTTGCTCGGACGGTTCCGATGCCTCGGGGTGCCACATCACGACGGCGTCAGACTTCGGCCGGGACTGCCTACTACCAGGGCGAGACGGACGCCATGACGGCGAGCAATCAGACGGTCGGGCGGGCGAATCTCAGCTATAAGAAGCTGACCGCTGAGACGGTCGTGAGCAATGACTTGATTCGCTTCTCGGGCGGCGATGCCGACATGCTCGTTCAGCAGGATCTTCTCAATGTGATCGCTCTCCGGGAGGATAGGGCTTTTCTCTTCGGCAAGCCTCCCACCGATGCCGGATCGCCGCAGGGCATTCGCTACCAGATGGCGGCGTCTCAGGTGACGGCTTCGGCCGGCGCCGCGCTCGCCAACTACCAGAGCGACATCCCGACCAACCTCATCTCCCCCGTGGAGGAGGCAAACGTTCTCGGCGGTAATGACGACTTCAAGATGATCATGAGCGTTGGGAGCTTCTGGCTGATCTATTCGCTGGTGACCACGGTCGGCGACTGGGTCTTCGCGAGTGGTCTTTCCGGCAGTGATCCGCGCCTCCTCGGGTTCCCCGTCATCAAGGCCCGCTACATGAAGGAGACCACGCTGGCAACGGATGGCTATGGGACATCGGGATCGGCCGGACAGATCCTCTTCGTTCACGCGCCATCGTGTGAGATCCACGACTCTCTGCAGCGGAGCGTGGGAGTCTGGCCGGGCGGCGCCTATTACGATGCTTCGTCTGGTGTCGTCAAGTCCGGAATCAGTCAGGACGAGACTGTCATCACGGTCATCTCCGAGCATGACTTCTTGCTCACCCATGACGTGGCTGCGTCCGTGCTGACCGGTTACGCCACTTAGATCGCTTAGGCAAGGAAAGGAGATCCAATCATGCCTAGCCCTTCCAACCTCGGCGATCTGGGTCATCAGATCGCTGTCCTCCCCGCAAGCACCGCCACCACGGCCTGGCTCGATCAGCAAACCGCGGCGGACACCGGGACCATCGTTGCCACTGGTCGGGTGCTTGATTTCGGTTTGAATATCGGTGTCGGCTCTACGGGTGCGAAAACCCTTGACGGCACCGTCAACCCGCTGGCTGTCGGTCCGTTGCGGCAGTATCACTCGGTGACGATCGCGCTGCCGTTGCAGCTGTACTTCGCCGATTCTGGGGATTACGTCTTCTTCTCGATTGCACATCAGCAGCGGTCGGCAACTTCGGGCGCCGGCTCCACCTGGGCTACGGTCAAGACGGATGCTGGCCCGCACACCAAGTTCCGCATGGGCACATCTACCGAAGCGACCTTCTTCCATGGGGTCGCATCTTCGGTCAACACGCAAGCGTTGCAGCGGTACTACCGAGCACAGGTGACGATGACGCGGCGCCTGGGGACGGACACCGGGGCCCAGGACACCACGACCGGATCGACGCAGCTTTGTGTCGGCCCGTCCTACATCCTCTCCGGGGCCAACGAGTTCCCGGCTCAGGAGTAACCCTTCCAATCTGCTGAGGCGGGGCTTGCCGCTCCGCCTCAGCACTCATCGCGGGAGGTGCTGAGCCGTGAAGGTTGCGATCCTCGGGTTTAGTCCAGCGGTCCATGAGGCGCCATTCGGTGATCCGTCGTGGACTTTCTGGGGCATGAATGGGCTCTGGCGAGTCCTGGACAAAATCCCCGAGGAGCGGTTCGCGTTGTGGTTTGAGCCGCACACGCCGCTATTCCTGGACATGTACGGTAAGCGGGCAGGGATCGGGACACAGCAACAGGACTGGCTCGCAAAGCCCCACCCGTTTCCTGTCTTCATGCAGGAGGCCTATCCGCAGTTCCCCAAGTCGGTAGTGTTCCCCATTTATGATCTGGTCAAGCGATTCGGTATCGACTATTTCACCAGCACTGTAGCTATGGAACTGGCGTACGCGCTCAGTCTGGACGGGGTAGATGAGATCGGGTTATGGGGCATTGATCTGGTTCACGGGACGGAGTGGGGCGATCAGCGACCGTGTGCGGAGTATTGGATCGGGCGGGCGGTGGAGCGTGGCATCAAGATTACCAAGCCCGCGTCATCGGCGCTTTTGACGCAGCGGGCACGCTATGCCTACGACAGCCCCAACCCGCTATTGATGGAACTCCGGCGCGGGCTCGAGCGAGAGGCGGAGGAGACGACGAGAAAGCTTGCCGAGCTCAACGAGGTGCAGGCTAAGGCGGTCTCCGAGCTTCAGACAAATGACGGAGCGCTTCAGATGCTCCGCCATGTCTCGGCGCGTCTGGATATGTGGGAAAGAGGGGGAAAGGTCTGATGATGTATCTGTATCTGTGTAAGGACGTAGGTCCTATTGCTGGGGGGCGCGTCGAGCGGTTCAGTGAGGCCAAAGCGGCGCAGCTCATCATGGACGGCACCGCTGAGCGGTTTGACCCGAAGAAACACAGTGGGAAGCCTGGGGCACCACGGTTGGTAGAGGCGCCGTCCCGGCGGACGGTGACGAAGTAGGACTATCGTGCCGATTAGAGGGCTTTCGGTCACAACGCCTTTTCCGACGCTCAATCTGACGACGCTGGAGCGCTTGAAGGATTCGCTTGGGGTTACGAGCACTGCGGAAGATGTGCTGATGACGGATGCGATTGAGACGGCGTCGGATGCCGCGAGCAAGTATTGCGGGCGTGTCTTTGTGCGTCAGGCATACAAAGAGGTCGGCGCGGCGTTCGGTGGCATCGAGTTTCAGACTCGGGAGGCTCCTATCACTGTGCTTACCTCGGTGCTCTACGATTCCGGTGTGCTGACAGACGTGAGCATCGGTGATGCTCAGCAAGGGGTCCTGTATCGTCAGGCCGGATTCGCCTGGACGGCTCAGGCGTGGCCCGGTCTTGCTGGTGGTGGACGGTTCATGGATATGGGCACGCCGATCGCCGGACAGGAGGAGCCTCGGTGGACCGTCAATTACACCGCGGGCTTCATTCCGCCCGGTTTCGATCGGGTTTCCATCCCGACACTCTACGCTCATTCAACTGATAACAGCTTCAATGACTCGTCTTCTGGCTTTGCCCCGGCTTCATCGTTCCTGACTGCTGGTGACATTGTCGAGACGAAGGGTTTTGCTCAGGCTGTAAACAATGGGCGGCACGTTGTCTCGGGCACACCGACGAGCACGAAGATCGTAGTAACCACCACGCTCGCGGCTGGAGATACCGCGACCAGCAGCGGGACCGCCGACCGGTCGCTTCTGACGCAAACACTTCCGCGAGATGTGGAGCGGGGAGTGCTCGAGATAGCAAAGACCCTGCATCAGCAACGAAAGACGGATTCTGCAGTTGTTGAGAAGCAGATGGGTGCGGCTCGGCTGCGATTCAATGAGCAGGGCGGCGCCGGCGTTGCGCTACCGCCGCGGGCTGTGGGGTTGCTCCGGCCATGGGTTCGGAGAGCATGACATGAGCTTTCGCAGTCGACTAAAGCAAGTGTTCGGCGGAAGGCTCAATGCAAGTATCCAGGGCTATCGAGACCCGCCAGCCCGAGGAACCCAGGAGTTTCTCGAGACGTACGAGACAACCCCATGGGTCCGGGCGGTGGCGGGTAAGGTCGCGCAAGAGATCGGCATTACTAAATGGATGCTGTGGCGAGTGGACCGGGACGAAGAGGTCCGGGCCCATGTCCTCCTGTCGGCTCTGCGCTCTCCTAATTCGATGATGAGCGGGCACTCACTGGCCCGGGTGACTCAGTTGAGCCTGGATCTGGTGGGCGACTCCTTCTGGCTCCTGACCCGTAACGCTCTGGGCGTGCCTGTGCAGTTCTGGCCGGTGCCTGCTCATTGGGTCGCGGAAACTCCGAGCCCGAGCGAGCCAACCTATCGGGTGTCGTGGCGCCAGTGGCAGGCTCGGATTCCCGAGAGTGAGATTCTCTGGTTATCTGATCCGATGCCGTCAGATCCGTACACTCGAGGGTCCGGCATCGTGCGGGCCATCGCGGACGAGGTGGAGACGGACGAGTATGCGGCGAAGCACGGGAAGGGGCTGTTCTTCAACCGAGCGGCGCCGGACTTCGTGGTTATGGACCCGGAGGCGGGTGAAGACGAAATCCAGACTTACGAGCGGAAATGGCGGCAACGGCTCCAAGGGTTTTGGAAAGCCATGACGCCATTCTTCGCCAACCGTGAATTGAAGTTTTGGCAACCTCAGCAGATGAACTTCGAGAACCTGACGCTCGTTCCGCTGCGTCAGCACGAGCGGGACATTCAGCTCCAGTGCTGGGGGATGCCTCCCGAGCAACTTGGCATCGTGGAGAACAGTAACCGTGCCACCATTGACGCTAGTAACTTCGTCTTCCAATCACGACTCATCAAGCCGCGGCGCCAATTTCTGGCGGACGAGCTCACGCATCGCCTGTTACGGCTGTATGACGAGCGATTGGAGCTGCGCTACGTCGACACGACACCGGCAGACAAAGAGCATCAGCTATCAGTCGCAAAGACGATGCCGCACCTCAACACTGTGGACGGCTGGCGGGCCCTCCTGCTCGGGGAGCCTCCGCTCGAGGATGGTAAGGGTGAGGTGTATGTGATGAGTCTTGCCAATTATGCCACGCCCGATCTGGCCGATCCCGAAGCCAGGCCTAACAACCCGACCGGCGCCGGGCGCCCGGCAAAGGTGGACGATGACGAGCCGGCTAAGCTGTTGAGAGGGGTGCCTAATGCCTGATGATGGGCTGAAGCGAATCAAGCTCTCTGAGGACTACGGGGGCCAGAAAGCCGGGAGCATCTATGTTTGTGACCCGCTCCGGGCGGCGTGGCTTGTGGATCATGACCACGGACGTGAGGCGACCGCGGCAGACCTGCGACCGAAGCCGACCCGGTCGGGAGGGTTTCAGCCGGAGGCGCCGTCAACCCAGACGCAAAAGCCCCCCACGCGGCGCCGGAGGCGAACTTGACCTTCGATGCCGCTCTGGACGAGCTCATGTTCGAAACGGTCACCATTGAGCCCTTCACGGGCTACACGGGCGCCTCTCGGGTCAAAGCCTATGGCGCTGCTGTCACCTATCAAGCGCAAGTGCTTCCCTATTCGCGCAAGCTCGAGGACAGGCAGGGCAAAGAGTTCGTGTCCAGTGCTCGTGTATTGATCCCTCAGCGTGTGTCGATCGACCTTCGGAGCAGGATCACTCTCCCTACGGGCTTTGTGCCTAATACGCCTCCTATGAAGTTGACGCGGCCCGTTCGGGGCCTGGACATGGATCATACCGAGGTGGTGTGCGGGCAGGGGTCGCGTTAGATGCGAATGAAGATCAACACGACCGGCACGCATGAGTTGCGGACGCTCCTGAAAGCGCTTGGGCCCGAGGCCATCAAGTCTTCCAAGTTTGTCCTGCGGCAAGTCGCGGAGGAGACGGTGCCTAAGATCAAGGCGGTTACTCCCGTGCAGCCAAAGGATGGCGGAGAGCTCAAGGCGTCGGTTAGAGCGGGTCGGCCCACCTTTCGCAAGCGCAACGGCGAGGTGTCAGTGTCGATCATTGCCGGCGGGCTCCTCGTGGATGAAAAGGGCTTCGGTGCCGTCCCGGCCATCTATGCCCATGTTCAAGAGGCGGGCGGCTGGCTTACAGGGCGTCTCGCCGGCCGGCGTGTGACTCACACCGTGGGCAAGAGCCCATTCATGGCTCAGGAGGCACTCAAAGCCGCTCAGACCATCCCAGACAGGCTCATAAATCGTATCCTCGCTGTCCGGCGACTGCTCGGCTTGGGGGTGCGTCCATGAGTGCTGTTGCCGCTGATCTGGTGGCCTATCTGGACGCCTCCATTTCGGAGACTGCGGGGACCGATCTGTTTGAGGGTGATTTGACCGAGGCTCCAGCGAATCAGGTTACCGTGTGGCACTTTGGCGGAGGCATCGCGGAGCGGAGTATGTCCCCGTCAGTGACCGCGGCTGACATAGAAACTGCGCTGGTCCAAGTGCTCGTTCGCAATACCGTCATGACGACAGCGAACACCAAAGCGCAAGCGGTTCATGCTCTGCTAGACAACCTCCAGGAGTACAGCGGCGCCAGCGGCACGCGGTATCTGCTCGTGGAGAGTGTGGGCGGCGAGCCTCACATGCTCGGAATGGATAATAACGAGCGCTGGATCTTCATGGGCAACTATGAAGTCCGGAAGGTGCGGGGCTGATGCCCGAGCTCAAGCGGATCGCTGTCGCACTCGAGCGCTTGAATAAGAATATAGAGCGCCTGATTATGCGGACCGAGGATGATGGCGAGCGTTGCCCGGACTGCGGGTCTGAGAATGTAGAGGACATTAGCACGATGGGAAATCCCAAAATGATATGTCTCGCTTGTAATCGTTCCTGGGTTCCGGAACTGCTGGAGGTGTCCTGATGGCTGACCCCCTGATTCTAAACAACGCCACAATCTGGCTCGGGGGCTATGATCTGAGCAGCGCTTCTAACGAGATAAACTTCAACGCTTCGCGGGCAGAGCTTGAGGATTCGCGCTATGGCGACACTGTCAGCGCGGTTTATCCCGGAGTGCTCGACGTGTCCGTCGAGGTCAAGGGATTCTTTGACTCCGTTTTGGACGGTCCTCTTCACAGCAACCTAACGACGCCGGCCGTCTGGCCCTTGACCATTTGCCCTGATGGCGGGGACGACACAGAGGCGGCGTGGGGACTGCAGTCCTACACGTTCAACTACTCGACGTATGAGGCTACATGGGGGCAGTCGCTTCCATACCGGCTGAGCGGTCGGAGCAAGTCCGGCGGGCGACTGGCTCGAGGACGGGTGATGCTGCCGAAGGCTGCCTATAGTGCCACGGCGGACGGGACCAAGTACCAGCTTGGGGCGGTGTCGGCTTCGCAAAAGCTTGTCGCGGTCTTGCATGTCTTCAGCGCTGTCACGGGGACGTGGGATTTTGATGTCGAGTCCGATGCTGATGCCGGCGCTGGAGGGGAGACTTCTCGAGGATCGTTTACCCAGGTCGCGGCCGCGTCGGGGCCAATGCAAGAGGTGATTGAGGTCTCGGGCCCCGTGACGGATGAGTACTGGCAAGTGGCTATGGTCGAGACCGGACCGGGCAGCATCACGGCTGCTATCACGTTCTCAATAGTTGACGCATAGGAGGTAGGACATGGCAACCGTTTTCTCTAATGGCTGGGCCGCGGTCACTACAGGGACCAGCACGGGGTCGCTCACGGCAATCACGGGAGTGAAGGAGATCACTGCTCCGCTCGCTCGGGCAGAGCTTGGTGACTCCGTCATGGGGGACACCGTCGAGGCGATGTATCCGGGAGTCCTCCAGGCGACCATCTCTGTCCTGTGTCGGGAGGACTACGACACGAGCACGGGGAACAATCAGAAATTCTACGATCTGATGAACGATCGGTCCAAGATCAATCTTGCAATCAAGCCCGTGAATGCTACGGCGAGCGGGACCAACCCGCGGGTGTACTACAAGGGCGTTTACGTCACGCAAGCCAACGCGGCGCCGAGCGGGGCCTGGGGGGCTTCGGTGGAGAATCGGATTGAATTCCGACCCGCCACCGGTTGCACTATCACCCGCGCTACATCTACCTAAGAGGAGAGAGATCGGCATGAGCGATCTATCCGGCAAGTACAAGGTCCACATCGGGGGCCGTGACCGTGGTCTCCGTTACACGCTCGAGGACCGTGAAATTCTTGAGGGCATGTTCCCGCGGGGCGACGGCACACCCAACGATCTGCTTGGGCTGCTCCGTCAACATCTGGTGGCGTCGGGGTCTATCGCTGTCCAGGCCGCGCTCCTCTGGGCCGGGTTGCATCGGGTGGATTCTCGGATCAACCTGAAGAAGGTCAAGGACTGGCTCCAAAAAGAGATGGAGGGCAACTCTGTCGCGCTCAAAGAGATCTTCGTGCCTGTTTTCAATGCTGTCTTTGAAAGCGGCTGTCTCGGGATGGTCGTCAAGGAGGCTATCACCAAGGACGACCTAGAATCCGAAGAAGAGGAGAGCGAAGAGGAGGACCCAAAAGCGGGGAGCAGCGGCACTCCGTCGCCGACGTAAGAAAAATCGCCCATAGCATGGCGGCTCGTCTTGGTCTAGCGCCATGGGATCGGGACCGGTTACAGCCCGCGGAAATCTGGGAGCTCTACGACGGAATGATGTGGAGGCACAGCAGGCAAATTGAGCTTGTGGCGATCCAGACCATGTACATCAGGACCATGATGAGCGACAAAGACCGGTTGGACGACATCCTCCAGTCCTTCCCGTACTACCGTCGAGACGAGGGGTTCTAGCTCGTGGCAAAAAAGGGTGAGGTCCGTTGGGTCTTTGTCGCGGAGACAGGCCAATGGACCAAAGAGGTCAAGAAAGTAGAGCAGGGCTTTCTCGGTCTCACTGGGAAGGCTGCAAAGCTCACCCAGCTCTTTGCCGGCGGTCTCGGTATCGGTGGAGGCATTGCTGCGTTTCAGGGGTTCCAGCGCACGCTCTCCGCGGTCACCAAGACAGTCATCATCAACAATGTCGAGTTTGAGCGGCTCACGACACAGATTCGGACGCTGACCGTTGGGGGCGCGGACGACATCAAGCGCTTCAATGAGGCGCTTGTGGGAATGTCGTCAGCCACAGCGACCGGACCGGCGGAGCTTGCCAAAGCACTCTTCTTCGTGGAGTCTGCCGGGATTCGCGGCGCCGCGGCCATGGAGACTACGGAGCTTGCCGCGGGTGCTGCACAGTTAGGGCTTGGCGAAACGGCGACCATGGCCCGGACGCTTGTCTCCGCGATGAATGCGTATGGGGATTCCAACCTCAGTGCAGCGCACACCATGGACGTTCTCTTGGAGATCGTTAAGCAAGGGCAGGGTGAGGCGTCTGGGTACGCTAGTTCCCTCGGGCGAATTCTCCCCGTTGCCTCCTCCTTGGGTGTGTCGCTCGAAGAAGTTGGCGCGTTCATGGCCGTCTTCACCAAGTCTGGCGGCTCGGCTGCTGAGGCGGCGACAGGTCTCCGCGGCGCCTTGCTTGCCCTGACAACGCCGGGGACAGCTGCAGCCAAAGCACTAGACGAGATGGGGCTCAGCGGGGAGAAGCTACGGAAGTCGCTGCGAGAGGATGGGCTCCAGGCAACGCTGGAAATGTTGATGGATGCTTTCGACGGCAATATCGACATGATGAAAAAGGCTATCCCCCGCGTCGAGGGGTTGGCTGCTGTCCTCGCTGTGGCAGGGAGTCAGGGCAAAGTCTACTCCCAGACGATCGAGGACATGAGCGACGTAACCGGCAACTACACGCTCGCTACTGTGGAGATGGCCCAAACGGTCGGACACCAATGGGAACGGTTGTTTGCGGTTCTTGAGGCCAAGACGATTGCTCCTGATAGCCCGGTCGTTCGGGCTACCGCGAGCATCTTGAGCTTCTACACCTCGATGATTGAGGGCGCGGACTTGGTAGCCCTGGCTGTGCCTGGAATGTATGCGGCCATAGCGAAGTACAGAGAAGTTGTCCCGGAAGTTTCTACGACGCCTCGCACTGATCCGCTGGCGGGAATAAAGGGTATTGCTCAGGAGATAGCAAATCTCCCGTCAGTGTCGAAGGATGCGCCGCTTGGGCTTTCCGAAAAGGAGCTCGCAAAAGCGGCGGCGGCGGCAGAGAAAGCCGCGGCGGCTGTTCGCAAGCTAGACGAGGCGGAGCGGTCTCTACTGTCGGTCAATCGGGATGCGCTGGCGTCTGAAGTTGCCCTGATGAAAACTCGCGAGGAGATGGGTTCGGGTAAGTTTCTGGCAGACCTTGACATTGCTCTCGGCAGTACAAAAGTGACAGCCGAAAGCATGATGGAGGAAATCTCCGAGGGGTTTGAAGCTGCCGGTGTTGAGGCGGATCAAATGGCCGGCGAAATGGAGGAGATTAAAACCGTTACCATTGATTGGGGTCTCGCTCTCCAGGGGGTGGGTTTGCTCGCCGGCACTCTGGGCGGCAAGCTCGGTGAAGCCCTGCAAGTCATGGAGAATATCGGTCATACATTCGAGAATTGGGACGAGATGTCCCGCAATCAAAAAATCGGTGCCGTTGGTCTGGCGGTGGGTCAGGTCGGGAGTCTGGTCCCCGGCAAGGCCGGAGACGTGTTGAGCGGGATGGGTGCCGGTGCTGCGATAGGTTCTGCGTTCGGGCCATGGGGCGCAGCGGCCGGCGCGGTGGTGGGCGGGCTGGCTGCTCTCTTCAAGAGTGATCCTGTAGAGGACGCCATGAAGGAAGCCGGGGAAACGCTTGGTTTTGGTATCTCCGAGGAGATGGCGCAGCAGTTTATCCAGGAGGCAGAAAGGACCGGACAGAGCGTGGCCGAAGTCGCCGGTCAATGGCTTGACGACATGAAGAAGCAACTCCGCGAGGAGGGCATGGCTCAAGCCGTGGAGGGAATTGCCCTCCAGGCTGAAGCTCTCGGCGGTGCTCCTCAATACGCCAACATCGCAGCCAAGAACTTTACGACCGTCTTTTGGGAGTACGTCAAGGATAAGGGTCTGCCGGCCGCGCTCGAAGCGTTCGGGGGCATCTTCGAGAAGATTCGTGCTGCATTCGGAGATGAGCTTCCGCCTGGCTTCGAGCGACTAGAAGCGCTGTTTGAGTTGATGAACGACCCCAAGATTGCGGCGCAGCTTCAGTTCGCTCAGGGTCAAGCTCAATTTGTGGCCGGCGCCACGAAGGGCGGGTTCTATGACCCGTCCATGACCGAGGACTCCGTCCGCATTGCTAACGATACCCTAGACACGCTCGAGGCGTCGGGAGTCGATGCAAAGAGCGCCCATCAGATGACCGCGGGGTTACTGCAGGCGGAGCTCAATGCGGCGATAGCGAGCGGGAATCAGATCAGCGGGGGCCTGCAAAAGCTACTGGACGAAGCCAAAGCGAACGGGGTGCAGATTCTTCCCGGGATCGCGGAGATGCAACTTGACGTGTTGCGGCTCATTTACTCCGAGCTTTCCGGTCAGACCTACGCGCCTCCGGGTGGCGGTCCCGCCCCTGGCCCTGGTCCCGGTCCCGGTCCTTCTCCTGGCCCTGGCCCCGGCCCTGGCCCCGGCCCCGGACCCGGACCTGGACCGCGTCCGCCGCGGGAGCGGCCCCCACGTTCACATGAACTCTCTGTGCTCCAAGGCATTCGTGGAGACTTGGCCCGTCAACCCGTCGTTCTAGCAAAGGCGATCAGGGACGGGATCGGGGCCTCTAGGGGGCTATCGTAATGCCTGAAATCCCGGACTCTGTGTCAATCGAGATGGAGTTCTCCGGGGAGGGGAGCGGGTGGACTGTCGTCACGGATGTCTGCAATGACCCGGGAATCATGGCCCGTTACGGGATGTCCGGCAACACTCAGAAAGACCGGGTAGCATCGACGGGGCTCATGACCTTCGACCTTAACAACGGGGAAGACAATAGCGGCGGGAAGCTCGGGTATTACAGCCCCGGGCATGACGACTGCCGGAGCGGGTTCGAGCTCGGTATCGGGGTCCGGCTGAAGATCGTCTATTCCCCGACGACATACTACAAATGGCGCGGGACCATCGACGCCATCGAGGTCATGTCGGGGGAGTTTGGGCCTCGGCGGACCATGGTGACGTGTGTCGACTACATGGAGGAGTTCGCTCGAGCCAAGCTGAACGGCTTTGAGGTCGAGACGAACTATCCGGCAAAGGACGCATGGGACGATATTGTTGCCGCTATCCCCCGTCAGCCCGGGGCATCAGGGCGCGTAATTTCTCTGGACATCTATCCGTATGCGTTTGAGGGCATGAAGGATGAGGGCCCGACGGCGATGACCGAAGTTCAGCGCATGTCAGACAGCGAGTTCGGGTATATCTACGTCAAGGGCGATCAGGTGCAGGGCGGAACGCTCTACTATGAGTCTCGCCAGTGGCGTTTCGGAAACATGACGGACTTCATTTTTTGGCATGCTGCCGACATGCTCCGAGTGGAGACGCATCGTAACCGGGACGACCTGTATAACCGGGCTCAGGTTCAGGCACATCCACGGCGGGCTGACACATCGGTACAGGTGCTCTATTCCCTGGAGGGAGCACCGCAAATCAATAAGAGCGAGACCCGGACCTTTCACGCCAACTATGTCGACCCGGATCAAAAGGCAGAGCGGGTGAGCGGGACAAGTATGGTGACGCCTGTTGCTGATACCGATTACACCCTCAACCGTCGCGAGGATGGGACCGGCGCAGACATCACGGAGCAACTCTCGATTAACGAGACCTTCGGCGGAAACAGTGCCGAGCTCGAGGTCACCAACGCGGGCCCGTTTGATGGGTACGTCACCAAGCTACAGTTGCGCGGCATCGGCATCTACGACTATGAACGGGTACGGCTCGAGGCGGTGGATGCGACGAGCGTGACGGCATACGGGGAAAGCATCTGGGATCTTGACCAACCTTATCAGGCACAAACCAAAGGCGGGGCGGGGAAGAGTGTAGGGCAGGGGGTCGCAGACTTCGTGGTGGAGGAGTACAAAGATCCTCGGACGATCGTGGACGCGATCACCTTTAGTGCAAATACGAGCGGCGTAACATTGCGGAATGCTCTTGAGCGTGAGCTTAGGGATCGGATCAACTTTCGAGATGAAGTTGCGGGCGTGAAAGATCCCCGCGGGGGTGGGTTTGATACTCTCGGGATGTCATTTCATATCAATCAGATTGAACTCCGACTCAGCGGCGCGGATCGCTTCACCTGTCGATGGCTGCTCACGCCAGCGATCAAGACGCTAGACAATTTCTGGCGGGTGGGGTTCAACTCTCCGTCGGGCAAGCTCGGGAATGGAACCTATCTCTGGCCCGACATCTTCCGGTGGGGCTGGTTCGGTTAGAGGGTAAGAGATGGCATGGACGACGCCTAAGACCTGGGCTTACAACGATCTCGTCAGTGCGGCCGATCTGAATACCTACCTCCGCGACAATCAAAACTTGCTCAAGACCCAGATAGACGACGAGGGCGGGCTCATGACGCTGTTGAAGGGCTTTGCCTTTTCCTCGGGGCAGTCTTCGTCGGGGACAATCGATACACAACTCACGAGCTACAACGTGACAATCCCTGCGGACTTTCTGGATCAGCCCGGGGACGGATTGCTGATCGAGGGTACGTTTGTCACGCACAGCACCGCCGGGACCAAGACGGGACGTATGACGATCGACGCCGCGACGAAGATCACGTTTC